CCACCTATCTTTTCTGGTATACCATACCTAAATCTCACATTATCACAGTCGACCCATTGACCTTCGGCTCCTGTGGGAGTAATCTGTTTATTAATACCTGGTTGAAATCCTATTTTTTGTAACATAGTATATCAATGTATATCAAATTTATTGCTTATTTATATAATTTTTTTATTTTTTTTAAATAAGAATCATCAATTAAATCACATTCAAAGTTAAATGAGATAATGGTTTTTCTTTTTTTAGATTTTGATTTAGACGCCCTATGTATATATACACTTGGAAAAATTACAATCTCTCCTTCTTTTGCTTCTATTTCTATCAACCGTTTAGATATGGGTTCTATTATTTGTGTGCGTGGTGCACATTTACTAAATTCTAAATAATAGACTCCGGTAAAATTGTTACCATGCACATGCCAACCATGAGTATCTCCTTTAAAATATTGTTGAAACCATAAATGAATAAGTCTTATATTTTTTAAACCTATTTTTTTAACCTGATTATCAAAATTATTTATTAGATCCTCATTTATTAATTTCACCCATTCTCTTTGAAAGTCTGATCTTCTGTCCCAATCTACTCTTGAAATACTATCGTCATAATAAGAATCAAATTGTTTTAAAGAACCCGTTTCTTGAGTATTAATTAAATCTAATAAACTTTGTTTTAGTTTTGAGTGTTTCTTAAATTTACTTTTTAAAATAGGAAAATTAAAATCAATCATTACTTCCAATTAATGTTTATATTAAATCTAGCTTGTTCATCAGTGCAATTTGTACTAGAGTGTTTAATAGATGGGTCAAATAAAATTATTCTATTTTCTTTAGATTCTATAAATTTATTTTTAATATAAGTCCCTCCATTACAAGTGTTCAAAGAAAATATTGCTCCTTGATGAGGCACTAATAAATCTTGATGTTCTCTGTGTCTAATTAATTTACTATCTCTTGTATAGCAATTTATTTTTACTCTTCTTAAAAATAAAATATTTAATTTTTTTATTAATGGTTCAACTAAATAAAAATGATTACTAGTTACAATATTATCTTTATATAAATCATGTGTAAAATAAAAATACCCATCATTTTTAAAAGTAACACAATTATTAAAATAGTAAGGTAAATCCCCAGATAAAAAAATATCTTTAATTTTTTTAAAATCTTTCTTTGATAAAAAGTTGTCTACTATATCCATAATTTTATTTTAGTATTATGAAGGATGCAGTGAAGTGGTATGTGGTGGTATCACTGCACCCATCATAAGACTAAACTCGTTTATCTTTAAACCAACTTGGAAGACCTAAGTGTGGACGTTTGTCAAACATATTTTCTTTTGCTCCTGGTGTTTTACGATTATTGTAATGTAAAAAAACTTGCACGCATTCTTTACCTTTAAATTTTTCTCTCCAATGTTCTAATTCACATCCAGAGTAAACTAACATGTCCCCTTGTTTAAGATCTACTTTAACACCCTTCATTCCTTTTTTACCTGATGGTTCCAAATATATTGGCCAATCATCACCTCCTAAATTCATAGTTGTAGATATCTCACAACTAAATCTATCTTTGTGTCTTTTAAGTTCGTCACCTTTTTTATAAATTCTTGCGTAACTATATGCAGGATATAATTTTAGTTCTGTAATTTTTTCCATTTGTGGTTGGCATTTTAACATTAAAGTTTCCATAGCAATGTCTGCATAATGTGAATATGTGTTTGGAATTTGTTCATCGTCATAACTTCCTAATAAAGTTTCAAAGGGAGATATATATCTTTGTTTTATACAAGTATCCAAAACTTGTTTTTTCATTAAAAAATAATTAGCAATAAAAGTTGCTAAATCTTTTGAGACTGCTTGACGAATAATTGTATACTTTTTCTTTTTAAACATCTTTAGCCATACCTTTTGGTATTGCTTGAATATTCCAGTGAATAAATCTAAAAGGCTCTATACCATAATCCACTGCAAATTCATGTTCTAAATAACCAGGAAAAATAATTAATATTCCTGGTTGAACTTTAATATGAACTAATTCAGTTCCATGACTTATATTAATATCAGGTTTTAAATTTAACTTAGTTGCTCTGGCACCTGTTCTTGGATCATGAAATATTGGAAAAGATGTTTTATCCGAAGATTTTAAAAAATAAAATCCTGATACATGTTGATTCCAATGAATGTGTGAAGAGTGATGACCCCCACCTTTTTTTGAAAATTCTTGCACCCACATTTCACTAAACATAGTTTGATATTTTTCCATGTCATATCCCTGCCAATCTAAAAACTCCCAAGATTTTTGACCAACATAATTTCTAAAATCTAAAAAATTATTATCTCTTGTTAATTGTGTTGAATGATGTGATAATCCAAAATCCCCATACTTTTTAATATGTTTTTTATTTTTATTTTTAGCTTTTGTAATGTATTTATTAGAGGCTTTATTTAAAGATTCTACAAACTCTGGTTTGTTTTCAATCCATATAGGTGTTTTAAAATGTTCTAATATGTCCATATTATTTAAAAGGATATCCTAAGTTCCACATGACTATTGAATATCTCGTTCCTTTCGTTACTGGTTTTACTCTATGCCAAACAAATGAAGGAAATACAATAATAGACCCTTTAGAAAGTATTTCTTTAACTTGTTTTAAATGTTGAGCTTCATTTCTCATATGAGGATCATAGTTTCTGTAATCAAACTCTAACTCACCTCCTTCATATTCTGATCCATCTGTTAATTGACAAGTCATTGACAACTTTCTAATTTTGCCTTTTTGTGGTCCTTCTTGTTCATAAGGCTTATTCCAACTATCACAGTGCCAATCGTAATATTGATTTAATTTATATTTTGTAAATTGCATACTTTCACTCATGTCCCATTGAAAATTCCAACCAGCTGTTTTATTTGCTTTATGTATGTAAGGTTGAAGTTCCTTGTAAATCCAAGGGTCATTTAACCAAACTATATTAGAATTTCTTTTTCTTTTTAAATCATTAACATCATTTTTTGATAATTTTTTATTATCAAAATCACCTGTTTTACCTAAAGTTTCTTTGTGTGATAAACCATGTTTGATTATATCATCACAAAGTCTAGGAGGTAACGCAGACTTAAAATAACAATAATGGTTATTTAAGTTCATAAAGTATAGTGTGAATATAATTTAAAGAATGGTTTTGATTATTTGAAATAGTATATGTATTTGTTGATGGAAAAATCATAAACATATTGTTTTTTAATTCTATATCCCAACTTCTATTTTTTTTTCTATTATCATCATAGTGTATCCGTATAAAACATTTATCAACTTTAACTCCGTATAAACAAGTAAAATCAGATGAATTTATTAAATCTAATGGGTTTGCATCTAAAATAGGAAACGTTTTTTCAAAGGGTTGATAGACATCGCCCCATGTTTTTATATTTTCAAGACCATAATCAAATTTTAATCGAACATGTTCTATGATGTAAGTATTCAACATATCCCACGTTTTCGAAAAGGGAAAATCTTTTTTTAAATATAATGATTCTAAATTATCACCAAGTAATTTATCATGGTTAATTTCAAAACCTTTTGGCATTGAAACGTTACCATAAATTAATGGAATTTCACTTAATACTTTCTTATGCATACCATCTTTAATATAAAATAATGATACTACGATGTCAATATAAATAAATTATGCTAGTAAATTTTCTAACACCCAACCTTGTGTGTTATCGGAGTTATGAACATTTTCGTCCCATGTATACCACCACTCATGAGTGTCTGCTTCGTTTTGAGATTGTTGCTCGCTTGTTAAATCTGGTTTAGGTATTGGTGGATCCCACTCTGCAGTTGTTGTATTTTTTTGCCAAGAGTTAAAAGGTTTTGGTGGCCAAAAAATATTATTTTCTGAATCCCAAATATAACCAATACCTGCATAGTTTCCTCTAAAAGGTGAACCACCAAGTTTATGTTGATTTCCTTGTGTATTGTATGAAGTTTGAATCCACATACTTGCAGGCCAATTATTATGTGTTTCTAACCACTCTTGACCTTTAGCCTCTATCTCATTACCATTGGCATCTTTCATTTCTTCATTGTCCATAGTTAACACTGTAAGGACTTCATTATTTTCATCTATTTTTGCAAAACTTGCCATATTAATTCCTATTGAAACTTATACCTTATTATAACAATACCAGAACCACCAGCTCCGCCACTACCACTAGCTCCTGGACCTGATCGGCCTCCGCCACCACCACCTGTATTAGCAGTTCCTCCTGGTGCAGGGTTTGGACCACCTGGTCCGCCACCACCTGTTCCACCTTGTCCTGAAGTAGCTGTAGGGTTTGGTTCAGCTCCGCCTCCACCACCACCAGCTCTTGCTACTGCTGATGCGTTAATTGATGAGGTTGCACCATCACCACCGTCTCCAGCATTACCACAAGCTCCATTTGCTCCTGCCTGTGTGGCTCCTCCACCACCTCCACCAAAATCAAATTGTGGGGATGGAGCAGGTCTTGAGGCACCTCCATCATTACCTTCTGCAGGACTAAAACCTCCTTGATTTCCTGATCCACCAGGTTCGGCTCTTCCGCCACCACCACCTCCGGATCCTCCGGTTCCTCCCGCATTACTTGCAGGGAGTCCACCACCTCGGCCACCAGGACCACCACCTGTGGATGTTTTTGTTGAAAAAACTGAATTATTACCCTTAGTACCATTACCAGATGGTGGTCCACCACCACCGCCATTACCAACTGTAATTGGAAAACTTGCTGCAGTAACAGATACGGAATTACCACTAGCTCCACATAAAGGAGAAGCAGAATAACAGTCGTTTGAAGCTTTAGCCTCTCGATAGCCACCAGCTCCGCCGCCGCCTCCTCCTTGACAGCCGCCTCCACCGCCGCCACCAGCAACAACGAGGTAACTTACTTGATCTACATCACCTACTTGTGAAACTGTAAAAGTACCTGGGTTTGTAAAAGTATGAATTTTAAAATTTCCAGAAGTGGTTACTGTACCACCACAAGCGATAGTAAATAAAGGTGCTTTACCACCAGAACCAAAACCTAAAACTTGATATCCAAAAGATTTACCCCTACGATTGTTTATATTTGATGTATTTTTTCCGATTGTTAGAGGTTGAATCTCTTTATCTCTGTGTTTCATATTCTATTTCCTTACGCGTCGTTAGCAGCATCAGTAGTGAAGAATAATTTAATACCTAATAATTTTGCATCAGCAGTTAAACTATCCTCTGATACATCTCTTTGTATTTGAAAGAACACTTCCTCATCTGTGCTAGGTGAACCTGCTATTGTCACTGCTCCACTTTCTGCTGTAACATCTAAATCATTCGCTGTCCCGCTGTGAGCTTTTGCTGTTGGTGCAACCGCAGTTCCAAATGCAGTATTAATACTATCATTATCTGCGAAAGCCACACCACCTAATGCCCAAGACACAGTTCCTGTGTTTGTAGAGTCTGCTGTAAAATAAGCTTGAAAAGTTATTGTGCCTTCATTCCATGATTTAGGAAAAGCAAC